GGAGTAGCGGTCGGTGATAATTTCTCTCAGCGTCATCGTGCGCCCCTTTCGTGCATGGCCGCAGTCTAGCGTAGGTGTACAAACGTACAACTCCCATGCCCTCCGCTCGACATCTTGTACACCTACCCTATGGGCGGGAAGTCAAAATAGGCAAATCTGTCGGGCGGCGGCTTCCATGGCGAAGAAACCCAGCGGTTTGCGGCATGTGGTTACACTCCGCTACGTGGACGCCAAGACCAAGACAGAACGAAACACCGTTGGCACCCGTGATGCCGCCAGCCTCTACGGCTGCAGCATGGGGCGTATTCGCCAGATGGCCCTCAATGGCGACATCTGGAGCATCGAGACTCCAGACGGGCGGCGGTACGACGCTGACGAATTAGTGCGGCTAAAGTCTCAGCGCGACCAGCAGCGTGCGGAAGGCAGGCTTGGCGGCCAGCGGCCCACCGGTTTTTCCGCGTGCTAGCAGCGTTTTTCCTAGGTTCTGGATTTTTTGCAAAGTCGGGCTTGACGAACTAACGATGTCGTATCTACAACCTCGCCCGTCATGGAGAACGTCATGCGATTCGTCCGATGGAACGACCTGCTGATTGCCGCAACGCTGGTCCGTCTTGGCCAGGAGCTTGGATCGGATTCGGCGCTGGCTCGAGCAGTCGCGGATCTGGTGACGCTTTTGACCGCGTTTCGCATGCCTACGAACTAACGACTTCACAAGTTGGCTTGGCCGCTTGACCAGCACGTATACGGCTGTACACTACGCCCCCTTAAGAAGGAGAACGCCCCCATGGATGCACACGCAAACGAGTACGCCGGTGCGGTTGCCGGCATGCAGGACACGTACGGCAGGCCACGTCCAGCCACTGGCGACTTCGTCGGCGGCTTCACCGGCGGCAAGCGGTGGTCTGGCACCGTCGAGTGGACGGACGGCGACCGCGTCACGGTGGACGTTGGCGGCGGCTGGGTAGCCGTAAGCCTCCACGACATCACGTATTGCAGGACCGTTGGCCAGCGGAGCTAGCCAGCGAAAGGAGTGCGGCGGAGCCGCAGTAGCAGGGACGCACGATTCACCCGCCGAGCAGGACGCAGAGCGGGATTTTCAAAGGACATTCGCAATTCGCGAAACACGAAAGGACGCGAGATGAGCACGGAGATCAGCACACAGCGTGCACAAGCAGGCATTGCCCTGCAGACGTTTGATGACGCGTTTCGCTTTGCACAGATGGTTAGCAAAAGCGAATTCGCACCCAAGGACTTTAAGGGCAAGCCGGAATCGTGCCTATTGGCGATTCAGCACGGCAGCGAAGTCGGGCTGTCGCCTATGCAATCGCTGCAAAGCATTGCCGTCATCAACGGCAGGCCAACCATTTGGGGCGATGCGGCCATTGCCTTGGTGCAGTCCAGCCCAGTGTGCGAGTACGTCCGCGAGTACACAGAGGGCGATGGCGACAACCTCACCGCCGTCTGCGAGGCCAAGCGGCGTGGGTATCCAGCACCCACCGTCGTGCGGTTTAGCGTGGCAGACGCCAAGCGTGCCGGCCTGTGGGGAAAGAGTGGCCCATGGAGCCAGTACGCCACGCGGATGCTGACGCTGCGTGCTCGAGGCTTTGCCCTGCGTAATGCGTTCGCAGACGCACTGCGTGGCCTGATAACCGCCGAAGAGGCGCAGGACTACCAGCACGACCAGTCCCGCGAGCCCGTCGTGGTTCGCCCAAAGTTTCCGCAAGCCGAGCCGCCGGCGGCTGTGGACTGTGGCCACAGCCCTGCAAAAGTCGCTAACGCGGCACAGTCGCCGGCCGCTTCGGCCACGGATCTGGTGGCAGCCGCACGTCAGGCGGTGCAAAGGACGAACAGCGTTGAACTGCTGGCCGCCCTACGCGATCGCGTGAACCAGCGGCACTCCGAAGGGACATTTGCCGACCAGCAGCGGGACGAGTTGGTGCACCTGATCGACACAAAGTGCGAGTGGCTGGAAGGTGACACCGGCACAGAGTTTCCGCACGAAGCCGCAGAGCATGAGGTGCGTGCATGAGCCAGACCGACGTGGTGTACCTGGCCGAAGAGATCCGCAACCGCTGCCTGCATCTGCAACTGTGGCTGACAGACGAGGCAGGCAAACGCCTTGCCGCTGCGGCGTGCACGTTGTCGGAGCAGTTGCTGGCGGAAATGCGTGGCGCTGCGCCAATGCCTGAAACCAAGCCGGGGAACTGGACAGGAGATTGATCTTTGCGACCGGCACGCGATTGCCGCAGCGGCTTTGTCATCGGGCCGCGTTCGCCAGCCAGCCGGCAGTGCTGAGAAACACCGGCAGTTGAAGCGGCTGTCATTCTCCAGCCGTGATTCAATCGGATGCCGCACGACACGCGGCCAATACACACGAAAGGATGCGTGGCATGAGCGACTACTACAGCACCAGCGTTGCGGGCCTGCCGCTATTCGCGGCACCTGCTCGAGCACCGGCGATCCAGCACAGCCGCACCAGCATGGCGGCTGCAGACGCACTAACGTCGCAGGCGCTGAACGCACTGCAACGCCAGGTGGTCGCGTTCCTGCATGAGCGTGGCGACCAAGGTGCCACCGATGAGGAAATGCAGAACGGCATTCCGATGGACCCGAACACCCAGAGGCCACGGCGGCGCGAACTAGCGAAGCGTGGCTTGGTCGTTGAGGCCGGCACTAGGCGGACTGCGAGCGGACGGATGGCAATGATTTGGCGAAGAGCAACTTGACGAGTGTGCCACGGTAGGCACGGGTTCAGAACACAACGCAAGGAGGCACACGTATGCCGCAGGTTTTTGAAAACATCATTGTTGACGCCGAGTTTGCTGCACTCATTCCGCCGCTGTCAGCCGAAGAGCGGCAGCAGCTGGAGGAGAACATTGCTGAGCACGGCGGTGCTCGAGATCCGCTTGTAGTGTGGGCCAGCAAGGGGACGCTGACGCTACTGGACGGCCACAACCGTTACGAGATCTGCACCCGGCTGGGGCTGCCGTTTGATATTCACGAACTGCAATTCAAGGCCAGAGACGAGGCCGAGGACTGGATTGACAGGAACCAGCTGGGCCGGAGAAATCTGACGCACGATGCGTTCACGATGCTGCTTGGAAGGAGATACAAGCGCGCAAAAAACACACACGGCGGCGACCGCAAATCAAGTGATCAAAACGAGCACTTGAAAAACTCTGCGCAGAAGATTGCCGACGATCACGGCGTTGGCCCTGCAACCGTCCGTCGCGCCGAGAAGTTCTACGAAGAGGTTGAGCGAACGCCAGAACTAAAGAAGGCCGTCGAGGAAGGCCGCCCCGTACTGCAGGTCAAGCGTGAACTAAAAGAGCAGGCCCGCGAAGCCCGACGCGAAGAAAACCGCAAGAAGATTGCCGCCGTGCCTGAGCCTGAGAAGGCCGCCTCTGTCGCTGATGCGAAGTACGCCACCATCGTTATTGACCCGCCGTGGGACTGGGGCGACGAAGGCGATCAAGACCAACTCGGCCGGGCTCGGCCCGACTACGGCACGATGACTATTGAGCAGCTGGAGCGGCTTGATGTCGGCGGCCTGGCCGATGATGACTGCCACATCTACCTGTGGATCACGAACAGATCGTTGCCCAAAGGCTTTCGCCTGCTTGAGGCGTGGGGATTTCGATACATCACGGCCATTACATGGGTAAAGCCGCACTTCGGGATGGGCAACTACTTTCGTGGCCAGACCGAGCACGTCCTGTTCGGCGTAAAAGGCAGCCAGTCTCTAAAGCGAAAGGACGTTGGCACGGTTTTTGAGGCTGATCGCGGCCCTGCTGGGCATAGCAGCAAGCCGCCTGCATTTCTGGAGTTTGTTGAGTCATGTAGCCCAGGCCCGTTCTTGGAAATGTTCTCGAGATCATCTAGGTCTGGCTGGGTGGCATGGGGAGAAAACACCAATGCCACCAAATGAATACGACTTTGACCAGCAGCTGCTGATGTCATCTGGACACGCAACGTCCGCAGACGTGCGCGAGGTTCTTCTGTCGGCAATACCGGGATCACTCAACGCGTACCAAGCAGCCAAAGCAAACGACAGGCTTGGAGTTGATTGGTGGGTTGAGATGACAAACGCAAGGCACTTGGCCGTAGACGCCAAGGTTCGTGAAGACGATTGGGCAGCTAGCCATCCAGACGAAGACGATCTGGCACTGGAGACTTGGTCCGTTGTGGAGAAAGGAATTGTCGGGTGGACGCGGGACGTTAACAAGCGATGCGACTATGTGCTTTGGCTTTGGAAGGAAACGGGACGCTTTTGCCTTATTCCGTTTCCCATGTTGCTGAAGGCGTTCAGTGACAACTGGGAGTCGTGGTGCTGCGACTACAAGGTGAGTAGGCAGCGCACTAAACGAAGCAACTCCGAGTACCACAGTGAGTGCGTGTTTGTCCCACGTCGTGAAGTGTGGGCCAAGATTTACGAAACGAACGGCGGCAGCATGAAACTGCAGAGGATTGCATTCTGATGGCACGCACCCGCAGCATCAAGCCGTCGTTCTTCAAGAACGAGTTCCTGGCCGAGTGCGACCCGATGGCCCGCCTGCTCTTCGTCGGGCTCTGGACGCTGGCAGACAGCCAGGGCCGCATGGAGTTCCGGCCGCTGCGGATCAAGGCGGAACTGTTCCCTTACGACAACTGCGACATTCTGGGCCTGCTCAAGCAGCTGGCCGA